GTCAAACCGTTCGACGACTGGTTGACCGACCTCGAGGACATCGAAGCGGTCGGCGAGGATGATGCCGACCCTTTGGTTTCGACTCCCTGACCGTCCAGGTGGCCGCTTTGGCGGTGCGGACAGGGATCGGACCGATGCAGCTCCTCGAATGCCCGCCTGAGGTGTTGAACGCTGTGTGCCGTGTCCTCGAGTACCAGGCAGACGAGCAGGAGAAAGCGAGGCAGCGGCGCTAATGGCACGAAAGCCCTCGGCGAACCGCACGATGGTCGCTACCGAAATGTTCGGCCTCGACGAGTTCCTCCGCGAGCTGCGTTTCGCCCCCGCTGAAACGAAGAAAGCCGTCAAGCAGGGCAACAAAGTAATCGCCGGCAAAGTCGTCGTCGAAATGAAGAAGCGCGCCCAGGTCGTGTTCCACGCACAGCAGTACGCGACGGTTCTGCCGTCGCTGCGGGCCGTCCAGGGCACCGTGCCGAAAATAAAGATCGGCGGGGCGAGGAAGGCAGCGGTGTCGCGTCGCAAGGATCGGCCGGCCGCCGGCGAACTCGTTTTGGGTGTCGAGTTCGGCGCGCGCCGTCGGGGGCCACACACCCGCCAGTTCCCAATGGGTAAACGCGGCGGGTACGTTCTGTTCCCGACGATCCACAAAATGCACGACTTCATCAAAAAGGAATACACCGACAACATCGAGAAGGTACTCAGGAAGGTGGCGAGATAATGGCATCCCCAACCAGGACCCTCACCGTCAACTTCGTTGGCCGTACCAACAACCTCGAAAAGTCGTTCAAGCGGGTTTCTAAGGGTTCGGCACTCATGTCGGACAAGCTGATGCGCGCGACGCGCATGGCCGGCATCGGGTTCGCTGCCCTGGGTGGTGCCGCCGTCGGTGCCGCTATGGCGCTCAAACCGATGATCGACAAAGCCGCGTCGATGGAAGAGTCGCTAAGCAAGAACCAGGTCGTTTTCGGTGAGTCCGCTGCCGCGGTAGAAGATTTCGCGTCGAAGTCGTTGCACGCATTCGGTGTAACGGAACGCGCCGCCCTCGAAGCAACCGGTGTGATCGGCACCCTCGGGTCCGCCCTGGGGATGACCGAAGCGGATTCGGCGTCGATGGCGACAACCCTGGTCGGCCTCGCCGGTGACATGTCGTCGTTCAACGATGCGTCCGTCGAGGAAACCCTCACAGCGATCCAGGCGGGTCTACGCGGCGAATCGGAGCCGTTGCGCCGCTTCGGTGTTCTCCTCGACGCTGCGACACTCAAAGCGAAAGCCCTCGAAAAGGGCATCATCACCAACACGAAAGAGGCGTTGACGCCTCAAACGAAGGCGCTCGCCGCTTACGAGCTGATCCTCGAGCAAACCAGTATCCAGATGGGTGACTTCACCCGGACAGCGGATTCGGCAACGAACCAGTCGAAGCTCCTCGCCGGCGAATGGGACAGAATCCAAACCGAGATCGGTACGGCGCTCCTGCCGGCGTTCACGTCGATTGTGAAGCACCTCCGCGAATCGGTCATGCCGGCTGTCGAAAAGTTCTGGTCGGACCCGTCCTGGTACGAGGGCGGCGTTCTGGCAGGCGAGGCGCTCGGCTCCGGTTTTATAACGTCGATAACGGATGCGATTGGCGGTCTGTCCGAGGACGAGGTTGACGCCCTGGGCTGGCAGGACTCCTGGAAAGCATCCGCCGAACTCAGCGCGATAGTGGCGGGTGTCGGCGCGGGCTGGGCATTCATTACCGGGGTGAAAGACACTCTCGAAGCAGACCCCGCGCAGCAGGCACTCAAAGCCGCATTCGAGGCAGCCGGGGCCGGAGCGTTTGACAGGCCGCTCGACCGGCGCGACGGCGGTGGTGGCGGTGGGGCGACCACTCCGGCGACCGACATATTCAACACGATCGCGGCCCTCGAAGCCGCCGCGCAAGCCGCAACGGCCGCAGCCGCCGAAATGGAGGCGGAACCGTTCCCGGGATTGAGCCAGGCGGAGATCGAGTCCATGGTGAATAATGCGGCAGAGGCGGCGGCAGAGGCCGCCCTCCAAGCCGCACCGGCCGCAGCTGCACCGGCCGCAGCGATTTCAGCCGCCGTAGCGGCCGGGATAGCCCTTTCGCAACTCACCAGCGGTGCCGCCCCCGAAGCCGCACCGGCCGCTACTGCCGCTGCCGCCGACCCGGGCGGGATAGCCCTTTCGCAACTCACCGGCGGTGCCGGTGCCGCAGCTGAAACGGATCTCGACAGGTTCCTGAAAGTCGTCGGCACCACCGACTGGGACAGCTTCCTGGCCGCACAGGCCATCGGAGGCCCACCGAACACGCAGATCGTCATCAACGCGACGGCGGTAACCGGCCAGGAGGTCGTCGACGCGATGGGCGCATACGTCGACACGAACGGGCCTTTGCCGCCTCATTGGCAGCAGTCAGCAACTAGCTGATGGCTTCTCCGACGTTCGTTGTCCACGTGTACCTCGACGGGTCGCGGCGTGCCCTCACAGCTGACGTGCGCGCTATCAAAATCAAGGTCGGCCGCTCGAGGGTGCAGGACGTGTTTACATCCGGCACCTGCGTAATCAGCCTAAATAATCAGTCCAACGCGTATTCGCCGCTGGCTGGCGGCACGTACAGCGACGCCCAATGGATTGGCGCTGACGTGCGAGTCAACGTGTTCCTCAACTCGGCGAGCGAGCCGACGACCCTGTTCCGCGGCAAAATCGACGATACGGACGTCCTGTACCCGGACGCGACCGATTCGACGGTGATCCTGAAATGTTCCGACGGCCTGTCGACCCTGGCGAAAACTGAACTAAACGACGTCGACTTCGTCGAGCAGGTCGGCTCGGCGCGGTTCACGGCCATTTTGGACAACGCCCAGGTCGACTACCCGGATTCATCAAACCCGGTGGATCGTGACATCGACACGTCGACGATCACGATGGCTGCCGAAACCGTCGCCGGCCTCCAGACAGCGACGTACACGGCTCGCCTCGCCCAATCCGAGGATGGTGCCATCTACTGCCGGCACGGCATCCCAGGCGGCGCAGCGGCCGCGTCGACGAAGCGCGGCAACGTCCTCACGTACAAGAAACGGTACGCGTCGACGACACCTACCGGTTTGACGTTCACCGGGTCGGGTGGCAACTCGACACAGCCGCCCATGACCGGCCTCAAAACGACGTACGGGTCCGAAATCCTGTTCACGCGCAGCGTGTATGCCGGGTCGACGGGCACCGACCAGATCGTGAACGACTTACCCAACCAGGCGCTGTACGGCATCAGGACGGTCGTTCACCGGAACCTGTTGAATCTGAACGACGCGGACGTGCTCGCTGCGGCGACCAACTTTCTGTTCCTGTATTCGACGCCGGCGCTACGTGTGTCGCAGCTGACGTGCAAGCCGCGATCCATGACCGAAGCCCAGGCCGAGAAAGTAGCGAAACTCGGTGTGTGGGACGGTATCCAGGTGTCGTTTACGCCGGTGGGTGCCGGCACCGCGCTGCAACGCATCGTCCGCATCGAGGGTGTCACCCATGACGTCACCCCCATGGATTGGGAAATGCGGCTAAACACGTCCGGTTCCGGGGATCAGCAATACTTCATCCTGGATAGCACGATCGACGGAATCCTCAACACAAACAAGCTCGCCCCGTAGGAGGCACCACATGGCCCAGCAGACGTTTTCCGGGGTGCCGGCCGCGTTCACCGCCGGCGCGGTCCTGACAGCTACCGAGCAGGAGCTGATCCGCGACTACCTGATTGCCCAGATCAAGGAAGGCATGACAGGCGACACGGGCGAGATCCTCCCGATGATCATGGATCTGACGAATAACCGGATCGTGTTGGATTCGGGCGGCCTCGAGTTCTCCGACGGGTCGCTGCAAACCGTCGCCGCTAGTTCAGACCCGGCCGAGATGAACCTCATCGTCGGCCTCGAAATGTTCCTCTAGGGAGAACCACCCATGGCTACCTATTCCAAAGAACTCCTGTCCGGTTCCACGCAGGGCAAAGGCATCCTGGTGACCGCGACCTCGACGGCCGGCACGCTGATCCATACCGCCGTGACCGGGACGACGGACCTGGACGAAATCTGGTTGTACGCCGTCAACACGCACAGCGCGGACATCAAGCTGACGCTCGAATGGGGCGAGGCAACCGAACCGAACGGCAACATCGAGATCACCGTCCCGGCCGAGGAGGGCCTGATGCTCCTGGTGCCTGGGCTGCTGCTCCAGAACGGGTTGACGGTGAAGGCGTTCGCCGGGACCGGTAGCGAAATCGTGATCCACGGCTACGCAAACAAGATCGACAAGTAATGAGCCTCCGCTACGGGGCGCGGAGCCGCCCTGGGACGATGGTTTCGACCTGGCTGAACAGCCTGGTATCCGGCACGGTGGTGTTACCACGAGCCGGGTATTTCGCAGGCGGTACAACGGGCAGCGACGTCGCAACGGTCGACAAGTTCGCATGGCCCGACGACACCCGATCAACGCTCGGCACCGGCCTGTCGGCGGCACGCGCCTTTTTGGCGGGTGCCGCGAACTCGGGAGTAGCCGCCTACTTTGCTGGTGGTTCCGCCACTACGGTCGACAAGTTCGCTTTCTCTGACGATGGCCGAACAACGCTCGGTACTGGTTTGTCGTGGGCCTCATATTCGCCAGGGGGTGCGGCCAACTCGGGCACCGCCGCGTATTTCGCTGGCGGTTACCCGTACTCCACCGTGGTCGACAAGTTCGCTTTCTCTGATGATGGCCGAACAACGCTCGGAACAGGTCTGTCGGGGGCACGATACGGAGCGGCGGGGGCCGCCAACTCGGGCACCGCCGCGTATTTCGCTGGCGGTTACGAGTCCTCTGGTTCTGTCGCAACAGTCGACAAGTTCGCGTTCTCTGATGATGGCCGAACCACGCTGGGTACTGGTTTGTCGGTGGCTCGAAGGTATCCAGCGGGTGCGGCCAACTCTGGGACGGCGGCATACTTCGCTGGCGGTTACGACGGGCCGGTTTTCACCACGGTCGACAAGTTCGCTTTCTCTGATGATTCGCGATCAACGCTGGGTACTGGTTTGTCGTCGGCACGACAGCAACTGGCGGGTGCCGCCAACTCTGGGACGGCGGCCTATTTCGCTGGCGGCGACACGGGGTCAGTCGTCGCAACAGTCGACAAGTTCGCTTTCTCTGATGACAGCCGAACAACGCTCGGTACTGGTTTGTCGGCGGCAACCGCCGCTTTGGCGGGTGCCGCTGATTCGGGGACGCTGTAATGAACATCACCGAAGCAATCGCAGAAGTCCAACAGCCCCGCTCCCGCTACCAGTTGATTCACTTCGTCATCGGTCAACATGACACACCCGAGATGAGGTTTTACCAACTCTGCCTAGAACTCCAGGACATGGGCTACAAGCTACGAATCGCGCAGCTCGGGGTTCGCAAAGCCCAGGTCGAGATCGGCCGCCTCCAGGCAACCGGTGATGAACTCGACGCGATCGAAGCCGAAGAAAAGCAGGTCGGCCTCGAACAAACCCGCATCGTGATGCGCGGCGCTGAACGGGAACTAGCGGTCCTGACGGACCTGTTCGACAACTCGACGCATTACACCCGCGACGAGATCGAACACGCGCAACCCGAATACTGGAAGGCGCGGCTCACCAGGCAGACGAACCTGCAACTCATGGCCGGCGGTGTCCAATGGGCGCAGCTCGACTCGATGCGCCAGGCCGGCCTCCTCGACGAACTCGTCGCCGAACACGAACGGCAACTGACTAACGGCCACCAGGAGCTTCACCCATGATCTACCTCAAATGGAAACTCTCCGACGGCACCTCAGGTACCGGCCCCGAGTCGGTCCTCGCCACTAGTGGCGGCACAGCGGAAGCCTCATCGGCGGTCGACACCGCCGGTTACCGCATCGGGTATGCACCTGACGACGCAGACCTGCGAGGCGGCCCCTGGCAGGTGACCGAAGTAACCGAAGCCGACGCGCTCACGTTCTGCCAGGGCCTGTACGCCGACGCCGAGTTGCTCCCCGATGGCCGCATTAGCGGGCCGCCCCCGCCTGATTATGACGTATGACGGCTACGAGGCCGACCTCGAATACCTCGAGCAGTTCCGCGACGACGGCGACGAAGCCGTCCACCTACTCGAGCCGTTGCTCGCGTTTCGCCTCAGCCGCGCGTACAGGGCCTCCAGGCGGCTCCGCGATCATTTACGCATAGAGAGTGCGGGACGCACCCGAGACGCACAGCAGTACCTGTACGACGGTTACAAGGAAAAGCGTTCCGGGTTCAACCTGGCCGCCAACCCCGCGCGCATCATCGGCACGCGTGGAGGGTTCACGTTCCGAGGCTCCTGGCACATGGCCCAGGAGGACGGCTACGTGTACGCCGTCGACCTCACGCACCACGGCCTCCTCGCCTGGAGTGAGGTGCATGACCAGCTCCGCGCATCCGGCCTGGTGACAACAGTCGCCGGGGAACCCTGGCACCATCAAAGCACGACGATTCGCGGCCCGCTACCAGGACCGTTCCCGGACGGCACAACAGAACAGGATGATGAACAGATGACCCCTGAGATGGAAGAAAGATTCGACGGCCTCGCTACGTGGGTGTTCAACGGCACGACGATGATCCTGAAACGCATCGAGGAACTGTCGATACAGATCGAAGGCACACCCCCGAAAGGTGACGACTAATGAAAGCATATTTAGACCTCCTAGAGCGTTGCGCGATGACGTTCATCCAGTCATTCGCCGCGCTGCTGCTCGCTGACACGGCCGGCGTCGACCTGTCGATCTCGACGGTGCAGGCCGCGGCTGTCGCCGGCATCGCCGCCGTGCTAGCCATCCTCAAGGGCTTCGCGGCACAGCGCCTCGTCGGTGATGCTTCGCCCTCGCTGGTGAAGTAACCGAAGAAGGCGACCACCTGATCGGCGGACCATGGACAAGACGACGAAGCTGATCGCGGCGGTCACCGGCCTGCTCGTCGCTGTCGGCGCACTCTTCGCCACCCTCGGTTTCGGTGGCGGTGACGCCCCGGCCGGCATCACCGTCATCCTGGACAGCCCCGAAGCGTTCGAGGCGTTTATCCGCAATCACCCGGCCGCAGGGTGACTGTCACACCCTTCTGCTACATGTTTAGCCCCGGCATTCGCGCCGGGGTTTTCGCCATGTCGAGGGGTATGGCCGAAACGGCCGCCCACATGGTCTATGGTCCGCGCTGTAACCGAACCGTGGGGGTTTGAATCATGGACATTGTCCGAGTAGCCGACAAGCTCAAAGCGTTCCGGGAGGATTTCCCGGCCAAAGAGTACGGCCTCATCCAGTCGTTCACCGAGGGCGAGGTGGGCGGTGTCGCCCGTGTCGTCGGCTGGTGCAACGTCGTGGACCTGGCAACCGGGAAAGTGATCGCCCAGGCGCAAGGCACCCGGGCGCTGCGCCCACCGATACCAGGTGCGCAGGGCGCGAAGGACACACGCGACCCTGACCGCGCCATGACACAGGCGTTGGGGCGCGTCCTGGGGCTGATGGGTTACGCCGATGCTCACGGCATCGAGGGCGACACCGACGAACCGGACACGTCGGGGGTGACGACAGCAGCGAAACCGAAGCCGAAGCCGAAACCGGCTAAGGCACCACCGCCGCCGCCTGTTAGTCCGGTAGCTGAGGCGCGCCGGCACCTCGCCGGCGAAGCGGTCGCCGACGACACCCTCGACCTCGACCTCGTCGACACGCTCGAACTCCGCGACATGCTGAACGCCCGCCCGCCAGGTGATCGGGGAAAAGTACGAGCCGTGCTGGCGACGCACGGCTTCGACCTGCCGCTACCGGAGCAGATGAACGAGGGCCGGTACCAGAAACTAACGAACCTTGTGAACGCGGAGCTGGCCGCCATCGACGAGGCGACAACGTGACCCCCGTAGCGCGCCGCACCGATCCGGCCACGTCGCACGAGGCGGCCTGGTCGCTGCGTGACCTGAACGAACTACAGGGCCGTGTGCTGGCCCTCCTGAACCGGTTGCGTGACGCAACCGACGAGGGCCTCGTCGACGCCTACGAGGCGGACTACGGCCCGGTGTCACCGTCGACGGTGCGAACCCGCCGCCGCGAGCTGCAGGACATAGGCGCAATCGTCGTCGTCGGCCGTTCCCACACGAGAGGGGGGCGACCATGCCAGGTGTTCCGAGCCGCGCCATCGACCACGTCTCAGGCGTAGTCACCGAAGCATCATGGCAACAGACCGTCATCGACCTCGCAGAGCTGACCGGCTGGTGGGTGTACCACAACCCGGACAGTCGCCGATCCCAGCCGGGTTTCCCCGACCTGGTCCTGATACGGGCACCCCGGGTGATGTTCCTCGAGTTGAAACGCGAAACGGGTCGCCTGTCGACCACGCAACGCGAAGTGATCGGCCACCTCGAAGCGTGCCCAGGCGTGGAGGTTCACGTCGCACGGCCCTCGGACTGGTCCAATGTTGTGGGTTGGCTGTCGTGATTCTGTCATGCACAACCGAGACCCTTTCGGTTTCCGAAGGGTCGCCAACCACACAGGCACAGGTGCCGGCCGGCAGCCCATCGACGACCACCGATTCGGCGTCGACCCCTACGGCCCGGCCGGCACTTGTGACCCTGATCGCAGACGGCGGGTCGCCCCACGGCAGGGTCAGGCAAGCGCCCGACCCGTCGTCTGCCCCCACGACACACACACCGACGACGTACCCGCCGCCACCGACCACGACCGGCATCGACTACGGCCCGACACACATCGACGCGATCCAGGCGTCGTTCGTCGAGGAGTGGCGGCCCCTGGTAGCGGTCTGGTTCCGACCTGAACACGTCGACCGGGTGCTCGCCATCATCGAATGCGAATCGTCGGGCCGGTGGAACGCTGTCGGCCCC